GCAGCGCCAAAACCCAAAGCAAAATTCTGGGAAGACCAGTCCTTAGAGGAGTTGTGGGAACACAGCTCGAAACGTAGAGGTAGACGAATATAATGAGTGACAAACTATCAGCACAGCCTTGGCACGACGAAATATCGCGCTACCAAGAAGAATATAAGAAGTGGACAGAGCGTGGCGAGAAGATTGTCAAGCGCTACCGCGACGAGCGTAAGGACGCAGAGCAAGCGGACGCACGGTTTAACATTCTTTGGTCTAACGTACAGACGCTAAAACCCGCAATTTACGCAAAACCACCTAACCCTGAGATTTCAAGACGTTTTGACGATAAAAATGACGCCGGCAGAGTTGCGGCGATGATTTTAGAGCGCGTTCTTGATTTTGAGATTAAAGAATATTCTGATTTTCACGATACGCTGTCTTGCGTGGTGGACGATAGACTGCTTCCGGGCAGAGGCGTGGCATGGCTTCGATATGAACCTAAGATTGAAGAATTTGAACCTCAAATTACCAACTATACGGAAGTGGGTGATAGTGAATATACCGCAGAGCGCACACCGGATGAAGAAAACGGGCTAGCACAGCCCGAAGTCTATGAACGTGTCGTGTCGGAAACAACACCGGTGGATTATGTCTACTGGCAGGACTTTGCACATCTACCTGCTCGAACATGGGACGAGGTGACATGGGTAGCGCGTCGCGTCTATATGACGTTAGACGAAGGGGTTGAGCGTTTTGGTGACATCTTTGAGAAAGTTCCGTTAACTAACACGTCAAACCGTAAAGACGGCGACAAAGAAACCACTAAAGCCGATAAAAAAGCGGAAATTTGGGAGATTTGGTGCAAAGCTGAAAAATGCGTCTATTGGATTGCGGATAATTACGACGTCATTTTAGACCACAGAGAAGACCCTCTAGGCTTGACTAGCTTTTACCCCTGCCCTAAGCCTTACTTTGCCACTACATCAACGGGGACGCTGATTCCTGTAGCTGATTTCCTACTTTATCAAGACCAAGCAGACGAGATTGACGAGCTAACAGGTCGAATCAAGCATTTGACCAAAGCACTCAAAGTGATGGGCATCTACGCGGCGGACGAGCCTGCGATTGAACGCTTGATGAAAGAAGGTAATGATGGGGTGCTTGTTCCTGTCAAAAACTGGGCGGCGTTTGTTGAAAAAGGCGGACTGCAAGGTGCTGTGCAATTTATGCCACTTGGCGACGTTGCGTCTGCACTGCAACAGCTATATCAAGCGCGTGAATCATGTAAACAAATTATTTACGAAACAACAGGGCTTTCCGACATCATGCGTGGCGCGTCGGTAGCGAGTGAAACCGCGACAGCACAGCAAATTAAGAGCCAGTTTGCGTCACTTCGTCTTGGCAACATGAAAGATGGGTTGTACCGCTTTGCGCGTGAAATTCTACGCATGAAGTCGGAGATTATCTGCTCGAAATACCAGCCACAGACATTAATTGAAGTGTCAGGTATTATGAACACGCCTGACGCTCAATTTGCGCAGCAAGCGATTGAGTTACTTAAAAATGAACCCGCTAGAGTCTTTAACGTTGACATACAAACAGACACGTTAGTTGAACTTGATAAACAGACTGAAAAAGCAAACCGCATGGAGTTTTTGCAAGCGGTAAGCAGCTTTATTAAAGACGGCATTGGTGCGGTTAAAGAAGACCCCGCCATAGCGCCGTTAGTTGGAGAGTTATTGCTTTATGGTGTTCGTGGGTTTAAAGCGGGCAGAGAACTTGAAGGCGTCCTTGAGCAGTTTGTTGACCAAGCGGCTAAGAAAGCAGCAGGACCGCAACCACCGAGCAAAGACGAGCAACGCACACAAGCAGAGGCGCAAATTGCCCAAATGAAGATGCAAGCACAACAGCAATCAGAGCAGGCGACAATGCAACTTGAACAAGTGAAACTTCAAGCTAGCAATCAGCTTGAACAAGCTAAACTTGAGTTTGATAAGTGGAAAACACAGCTTGATAACGATACTAAGATTGCAATTGCACAACTTCAAACGCAAAATAGCATGAAGCAACACGTCTTAACGCTTAACGCAGGAAAAGACGCGGATGCAATGACAGAGCTTGATGAAACGGGAACACCGCAAGTTAGTCAATTACTGTCAAGCTCACTAGGCAATGTTATCGACAGCGTTAACATGAACATGACGCAAATGATGACAATAGCAAACCAACAAAACCAAGCATTGCTCGACAGAATGTCTGAAATGCACAATCAAGTAACTCGTCCAAAACAAGTTGTTCGGGACGCTAACGGCAAAATTATAGGAGTTAAATAAATGGCAGTCACACTTAGCACTACTTTGCGCAATACACGCGCTGACGCAATTACCACTTTTGCTGGTAATGGCGCAAAACTTAGAATTTATACTTCTGGCGCAGTTCAGCTAGTGGAATGCGTTTGCGGTACACCGTTTGCTGGCGCGGCGTCTAGCGGAGTGCTTACCTTAAGCGCAATTACAGCAGGTACAGCAGGCGCAACAGGCACAGCGGCTAACGCAAGTATTTATAAATCGGACGGCACTACGTTGGTGGTGTCGGGTTTAACAGTTGGCACGTCCGCTAGCAATATTAACTTATCAAGTACATCTGTCACAACTGGCGACAGCGTGGCTATATCTTCTGCAACGATTACGGAAGGTAACGCGTAATGGCATTATGGGACGCTGGAATATGGGACACCGCTAAATGGTCTACCATTGAAGCAACGGCGTCCTTAACGCTTGATAACATTACGTTTGCTAGTACGGGAACGATAAAGCATAACGGCACGTTAGCCATTACGCTTGATAGCATCACCTTTGCTAGTACGGGAACACTAAAGCACAATGGCACATTAGCCGTTACATTAGCGGACATCACCTTTGCTAGTACGGGAACACTAAAGCACAATGGCACATTAGCCGTTACGTTAGACGATATTATTTTTTCAGCTATAGGAAATGAGGCTCAAACGGGCGTATTAGCCGTTACGCTTGATAACATTACGTTTGCTAGTACGGGAACACTAAAGCACAACGGCACGTTAGCCGTTACGCTTGATAACATTACGTTTGCGGCTACAGGCTATGAAATTCAGACAGGCACGTTAGCCGTTACGCTTGATAACATTACGTTTGCTAGTACGGGAACACTAAAGCACAACGGCACGTTAGCGGTTACGTTAGACGATATTACATTTGTAGCGGCAGGGAATGAAGTCCAATCAGGGCCGTTAGAGCTTATATTAGATGACATAACGTTTGCGGCTACTGGTTCGGAAATTCCACCGTTCTTGGTAGACCCTAGACGCGGCGGCATAAAAGCTAAAAAGAAAGAATATAAAAACAACAGCGCTGACGTTAAGAAAGCAATTGAAGATGCTGTTGAAGCAGTGACCGGAGAGCCTAAGCCAAAGGTTAAGGTTGCACCTAAAGTTGAAGAAGAACCGAGCACCTTTGTCGAGGACTATGAAGCAATCCTCCGCATGGAAACTGAAAAGGCTGCACTAGAACTTGCTATCGCGCAAATGCTTGAAGACGAGCGTGATGACGAAGAAGCCATACTTTTATTATTATGATTGGAGATTAAAATGGGATTTGAAGTTATTTCAGCCGTTAGTAGCACTGGTATTCCAGTGGCTGCAAGAGCCGACGGCAACGTTGTAGGCATAAGCACCAACGGTACACGCGCCACTTTTCGTTATGTTGCGCAGGACATTACACCTGTAGCAACGGCCACTGACGTGCTTGTGCTGACTGGCTCGGCAACAAAAGTTATCCGTGTAACAAAAGTGGAAGTTGTGGGAACGGCTACAACAGCGTCTATCTATGACCATTACATTGTTAAGCGCACCACCGCTAATACCGGAGGTACATCAACCAACGTAACCGCCGCAAAGTCAGATTCAGCCGACGACGCGCAGACAGCGGCATTAGCGCTATACACGGCAAATCCTTCAGCAGTAGGCACAGGCATTGCGGTAGAAGCCCATAAAACATACTTATCAGCTAGTGCAACGCCCGGAGCGGCAGCACTGCCGTCATCCTATGAGTTTGGTGTTCGTAATGACAAAGCTATCGTTCTCAGAGGCACTTCAGAGTCTTTAGCAATTAATTTTAACGGGCAAGCCGTACCAGCGGGCGCTAGTTTGTACCTAGGCATTGAGTGGACAGAGGATGCCGCGTAATGCCGCTGTACGAAGTCAAATGTAAAGAATGCGGAGCAACGCAAGACATCTTCAGAAAGCTGGCGGATTACAATGATTTGCCGGAGTGTTGCGACACGATAATGACGCGGGTTATTTCTGCGTCTTTTGTACACGCCGAGTTTGCATCCTATAAGTCACAAATTGATGGCAGTATAATTTCTGATAGAGGACAGCATCGCAGGCATTTAAAGAACAATGGGTGTAGCGAAGTCGGTAACGAAGACATGACGCCCAAAGTAGACCATTTTGCGCAAAAGCGTAAAAAAGAAGCCTTGCGGCAAGAAATTTCCGCAAAACTAAATTAACCAAGGACATCACATGAGTGAAGAAACGACGGCTGAAGACTCAGTCGAAGAAGTTGCAGTAGAAGAAAGTACACAGGATATTATTGGGCGTGAGCTGGATAAACTTGAAGAATCAACATCTACAAGCGAAGCTGAAGAAACAGTAAAAGAAGAAGTAAAAGCAACACCTCCTGAACGCTCTCCTTGGAAATCATGGAAAGCTGAAGCGGCAGCCGAATTAGAAAAGTTGCCAGAAACTGTACAGAAGCATATCATAGAGCGTGAAGAACAGTTCCACAGAGGGATAGAGCAATATAAATCAGCGGCTAACTTTGCTAAAAGCATTGATAAGTCGATTGCCCCGTATAAGGGCTATTTAGATGAAATGCAAGTCACGCCTGACGTCGCGTTTTTCAATCTTCTAAAAACAGAACATACGCTTCGTCGAGGGTCATACCAAGAAAAAGCGGAAATGCTAATGAAATTAGCGCATGATTATCAGATTGATATGAACCAGCTAGCCGGCTTGCCATACGACCCGACCATGCACAATCTTAAGGCGCAGCTAGACGAGAAAGAACGACAACTGCGGGATGCTTCGGAATTTAAACAAAGTCACGAAGATGCTCAAATTCAGTCTAAAATTTCGGATTTTGCGCAACGGCATGAGTATTTTACCGAGGTGCAGTCAACGATGGCAGACCTGCTAGAACGTGGACTTGCAAACGACTTGGATGATGCTTATGAGAAAGCATTGCGGTTAAACGATAATACGTTTCAAAAAGTCTATGCTCAACAGCAAGGCGGCGGGAATCGTCAAAATTTAACGCAGGCAGACCAAGCTGCAAAGGCAGCAAAGGCAGCAGCGGTATCGGTTAAAGGTTCACCTGCGGGCGCGAACCGAACAGTTATCCCTGCAACTACTGAAGA